TGCAGAGGAATTCTGGCTTATGCCAATCGGACTGTTTTTTGATTTATGGGCCTGCCACAAGCAGTGGCATGGCATTGAAAAGCCAAAGAAGATTCGAACGATTGATGATATTATCCCACCGGGTATTTAGGAGGAGGTGAAGGTATGGCAGATAATTTTGGGTTAAAAATTGGCGTTGAGGGCGAGCGTGAGTTTAAGAAGGCTCTTTCCGAAATCAATCAAACATTTAAGGTACTTGGTAGTGAAATGGCCCTTGTGACCAGTCAGTTTGATAGAAACGATAAATCCATCCAGTCGGTTACTGCCCGTAATGCGGTTCTGAATAAAGAAATTGACGCACAAAAAGACAAGATTGCCACCCTTAGAGCTGCTCTTGATAATGCCGCCTCCTCTTTCGGTGAAAATGACCGACGTACTCAGAATTGGCAGATTCAGCTAAATAGAGCTCAGGCAGAACTCAATGGTATGGAACAAGAGCTTGAGGAGTCCACAATTGAAGCGGATAATCTCGGTGAAGAATTAGATGATTCCGGCAAAAGTGCAGAAGATGCTGGCGGTAAGTTTGAAAAGCTTGGCGGTGTACTTAAGGGCATCGGTGTAGCAATGGGGGCGGTTGTAGTTGCAGCTGGAGCCGCTGCTATAAAGTTAGGTAAAGAGGTAGTTACCCAGTTCGGTGAGTTGGAGCAAAACCTTGGTGGCTCGGAGGCTGTTTTCGGTGCATATGCAGCGTCAATTCAGAAAACTGGTGAGGAAGCCTATAGAAATCTTGGTGTATCCCAAAGTGAGTATCTTGCGACCGCCAACAAAATGGGTGCGTTGTTTCAAGGCTCCGGTATTGAACAGCGTAAAAGCCTTGAATTGACCGAAAAAGCGATGCAACGTGCTGCAGACATGGCATCCGTTATGGGGATAGATATGTCCTCTGCGTTGGAGGCTGTCACAGGTGCGGCAAAAGGTAATTTCACGATGATGGATAACTTGGGTGTTGCAATGAATGCCACAAATATCGAAGCCTATGCTCTCGCAAAGGGTCTGGATTTCACTTGGAATACTGCAACACAGGCAGAAAAAGCCGAAGTTGCAATGCAGATGTTTTTTGAGAACACGGAGCAGTACGCGGGAAATTTTGCAAGAGAGTCAACTCAGACAATTTCCGGTTCTATTGGATTGTTACAGGCTGCTCTTGGTTCTTTTACAGCTGGACTCGGCAATGCCAATGCTGACATGACCAATCTAACAGAAAATCTTGTGGATGCTTTTCGTTCAGTCGTTGAAAACATTGTTCCTGTTTTGGAAAACATCGTAACCGCACTCCCGCCTGCGTTCGATGCTATATTAACTGCAGTGGGTGATCTGCTTCCGATGTTGCTGGAAACTGTTACGAGTCTGTTCACCCAGGTGTTGGAGACACTCCTAAACTTATTGCCTGAACTAATTCCAGCGGCAGTGGATGCTGTAATGACGATTGTTGGAGCATTGATTGATAATCTCCCGTTGCTCATAAATGCGGCAATAGAACTGGTAACCGCACTTGTGGAGGGTATTGGAATAGCTTTACCGCAACTCATACCCGCAGCAGTTTCTGCCGTCACGCAGATTGTACAGGGATTAATTGAAAACTTACCCCTAATTCTGGATGCAGCTTTACAGTTAATACTTGGATTGGCGGACGGACTAGTGGATGCAATACCTCAGCTTGTTTCTGCCTTGCCTGCCATCATCGAAGCAGTGGTGGATTTTCTAATAAAATCTATTCCACAGATCATTGATGCGGGTATTCAATTATTGACTTCACTGGTTACAGCGTTGCCTACTATTATTACAGCAGTTGTGGAGGCAATTCCGCAAATCATTGACAGTATCATTAGTGCAGTCATTGGGTCGATTCCCATGATTATTGATGCAGGAATTCGACTTCTCATATCGCTGATACAAGCTCTTCCACAAATTATTACTACTGTTGTTGGTGCGATTCCAAAGATTATTACCTCACTGGTAAATGCAATTGTAGGTAATATTGATAAGATCATTTTGGCAGGTGTTCAGCTGCTTGTGGCATTGATAGCAAACCTTCCAAGGATTATCGTGGAGATTGTTAAGGCAGTTCCACAGATCATCTCAGGACTGGTCAGAGCTTTTACCGGGTATATAAGCCAAATGTCTCAAGTGGGTGGTAATCTGATAAGAGGATTATGGAAGGGTATTTCGGACGCAGGCGCATGGCTATGGAGCAAAATCTCTGGATTTTTCGGAAATGTTGTATCGAAGATTAAAGACTTCTTCGGTATCCGTTCCCCTTCAACTCTATTTGCTGGAATTGGCCAGAATATGGGCGAAGGTATCGGTGTGGGTTTTGAGGACGCAATGGCAACAGTTTCTAGGGATATGCAAAATGCAGTACCAACAAGTTTTGATTGGAATTACAGAGGTTTATCCGGGCAAGGCGGAGCCACCGGTACAAGTATTACTCAGAATATCTCGGTGGTGTCACCTAAGGCTTTATCAGAAAAAGAACTAGCACGTGAGTTTAAAAATCTGTCCCGTAAACTAGCACTTGAATTATAAAGGAGGTACGGCCATGGAACTAACCTATATTAATGCAGATGGGGAGAGTATTACTCTCAGACAAAGCCGCCCGTACTTTCTTACGAAGATAGACGGTACTGGCAACATACGACAAACCGTTAACACTTTTAAGGCGCCGGACCAAGACGGCGCTTTTTACATCTCATCTACACTAGATATGCGAAACATCACACTAGAAGGTACGGTTGTTGCTGATACTCCTGACGAGGCCTTTGTGCGGAGACAGCGCTTTCTTCAGATATTTAGTCCGAAGCTACTGGGGACACTTCAGTATCGAGGGAGACAGATCTCCTGTGTGGTTGAGGAGGCAGGGTTTGCCGTTTCCAATCGGCAACGGTTGCCCAATTTCTTTGTCAGCCTACTCTGTCCATCACCTTTCTTTGAGACCTTGGAGGAGGTGCGAGAGGAACTGGCGTCATGGATACCGCTGTTAGAGTTTGAACTGGAGATACCAATGAGTGGTATGGAATTTGGAATGCGTCAGCCAAGCCAGATCATTACCGTGGAAAATATCGGTGATGTATCCTGCGGATGTGAAATCGTGTTTCGAGCGCTAGGTACAGTAACGAACCCGGAACTCTTGAACATAGACACCGGGGAATTCATCCGGCTTCTCACAACAATGAACGCGGGGGATGAGCTTCGAGTATATACCCATTTCGCTGGCAAACGTGTAGTCAGAATTGATGGAATGACCCAAACTAACGCTTTTTCACTGTTAGACACCAATTCTGTGTTCTTTCAGCTTGCTGCAGGTATTAACACACTTCGCTACGATGCTTCAGTCAATATGGATCTGCTGGAGGTTAGCATTTACTTTCGTCCACAATTTTTGGCGGTGTAACTATGGAACTGTATATCTACAATTCAAATCGTGAGCTTGAGGGCATCGTGGAATCCTTTGAGTACCTGAGATGGACGAGGAGATACTCACAGTGCGGCTCCTTTGAGATAAAAGCCATAGCCACACAAGAGAATGCTGATCTCCTTAAAGAGGGTAATATGATTTGGAAGAACGACGATGAGGAAGCCGGTATCATTGAGCATTTGGAACTATCCCAAACTGAGCAGGAATTTATCACTGCAAGCGGCCGCTTTGCCACGTCCCTTCTTGCAAGGCGTATTGTATGGCAAACGGAGAAACTGTCAGGTGACCTTTCTGCCTGTGTAGAGCTGCTCATAAATAATAATCTCATCAATCCTTCTGATACAGCAAGGAAGATTGCTGATATTTCCTTTTCATCTCCGAACTTGAATGTGCCCATCAGTACACAGGTATCGTATCGGAATTTGATGGATGTGGTGACTGACCTATGTGGGGTTTCAGATGTGGGTATTAAGACCGTGTTCACTCCTGCCACAGGGGTTTTTACGGTAACGTTGTATATGGGTACTGAGTCACAAGCGGTGTTCTCTAAGGGGTATGAGAATTTAATTGAACAAATTTATACAATAAGTGCTGCTGATTATGCCAATACCGCACTCGTCGGCGGCGAAGGCGAAGGTGCAGATCGGACATTTGTCGCCATTACAAGTGGCTCTGGAGAGACACGGCACGAAATCTTTGTGGATGCCAAAGACCTGCGTGAGGATGACTTCGGAGCAGATTACATCGATACACTGATTTTTCGGGGGCAAAGCAAGTTAAGTGAGCAGGCAATACGTTATTCTTTCGATACTTCAGTTAATCCCCACGGCAATTTGACATACAAGACAGACTTCGACCTTGGTCAGACCGTTAAAGTCATTTCCAAGGAATGGGGTATATCCATGACAACACGCATCACTGAAGTCGAAGAAACCTATGATGCAGACGGTCAGAGTATCAGTGTAGTGTTTGGAAAAGCTGAGTTAACAATAGCGCAGAAAATTCGCTCCGATATAAGCGAGGTTAAAACAGCAATTTATGCTCCCACTGGTATTTCTGAGGTGACGGAGGCGCTAGGAAATGTGACAGAAGCTCTTGGTGACTTAAACGAGGTAGACCCTAAAATTCAAGGAGATAGCGTTACCGATACCATAAATAATCTGTTTGGAAAACTTCCTGCGCTTGAAATAAATGTTGGTGCGGGGACTATATCTGTCGGTCAATATGCCTTACACAATATGATGCCGGGAGATGCCTTTTATTTTACCTCATGGAGTGGCAACAAGTTTAGTGACCAGCCAAGTGATGATGGTCATGTGTTTATGATAAAGCACAGCGGGGACAACACGGGAAACGGTTATCAGCGAGCAATGGGATTTTTTATTTCCCGCAACACCATGACGTTTTATGTGATTACTGTTTTTATATTCAACAATCCATCTGGTCAAGCGAACTGGCTGAATATCAATAATGAACCTATAACTACAGCAAGACTTGCAAACGGAGCAGTCACCGGTACGAAGATTGCAGACCGTACGATTACAGCTGTCAAAATGGCGTCCTCATTTACTGATTACTCAACAACAGAGCAAAACACAGGGCGGCTATGGGTAGATGGGAAGACCATTTATAGGAAACAAATAAATCTTGGTTCCCTCCCAAACGCGACCCCCGGAAGCATAGCCCACGGTATAGCAAACCTCAATACTGTTGTCAGCTTAACTGGCTTTGCAACAAATGGGACTGTTTTCCTGCCGCTACCACTTGCAGGGTACAACAACTTTGCATCACAAATAGGTCTCTACGCGGATAAAACCAATATCGTTGTTGAACCCGGTAATGACAGAACAGCATTTACTGGCTACGTAATTATGGAATACACGAAAACAGTCTAAAAGGAGGAATTGGTATATGGAGAAAAGCGGATTTTTCAACTCATCAGATGGTGATAGAGTCTATGGAGCAACGGACTTTGCAGCATATTTTGGAAGCCTTGTCTCGAATGGTGTATTTTACGCTACATCAACTAATCTTCAAGTGTCGCCTGGGATTGGATTGGCGGTGAGCATTGCCGCGGGCAGTGCATGGATTAATGGATATAGATATGAAAATACAGATGACTTAAACATACCTCTTACTACGGCAAATGGAAGCAATCCTCGGATTGACCGAGTTGTCATTCGTTTAAGCCAGATCACCAGGAGCATTCAGCTTGCAGTTGTTACCGGGACTCCCACAGCAACACCGGTAGCGCCAGAATTGACAAGAACAAGTGATATCTATGAACTGGGCATTGCTGATGTTCTAGTACCGGCGGCAGCAACATCGATATCAACAAATAACATTACGGATACCCGATTGAATACCAGTCTATGTGGGTTGGTAAATTCGTTGGTTTCAGCGGTTTATGAGTGAGGTGAGTTTCTATGGCAACATATCAGGCTATAAATGCATGTACATGGCGTAATGGGAGCTGGATTGCAGGTGTTACAGATTATGTAAGACAAGGGGTTTATACTGCAGCCAACAATTATGAGAATGTGGGGGCTATGTTGTTTGACCTCACTAGCATTCGGAATACCTATGCGAACTATTACCCAACCTCTGCCAGTATTCATCTTGTAAGAATAGCAGCGGGTGACTGGGGTTCTGCAAGAACCATGACGTTATACGCTGGAAATGCATATGGTATGCCAGCGCCAAGTTCAAGCACGAGTGTATCTGGGAGCAGACCGACGAAGGTTACCTCTGGATATAGCTACACTGTTTCCGCTGGGCAAGGTGCAAAGGATATAGCCATTTCCACTGCACTTATAGATTCCATCGGTAGCGGTGCCAGCAATTGTCTATTCATGGATGCGGGTTCAAGCACTTTGAACTACATGGGCTTTGGTGCTAGGGATGATCTAAGCCAGATTGTTCTAACTATCAATTGGGCAAGCCGAACAACTGCCTGCAGTCCACCGACATCCTGTTCGGTGAGTGCAACACTCTCGGAAGGCAACGTCACATTGTCATGGAGCGGTGCATCAGGTGGTATAAATAACACTATTTCATCTTATGAAATTCAGTATAGCGAATCAGCAGATAACGTTACATGGGGCGCATGGACAGCACTGACCACAGTGACTACCACGGCTACCAGTGGCAGTTTGTCAGTAGCACCATCCTCAACGCGGGGTAATTATCGCAGATTTCAGGTAAGGACAAGAGGAACAGCAGGAGCAAGCTATTACTCAGGCTGGAAGATATC